GATCCAGTAGATGATCTTGTCTCAAGAGGTGCGTATCTAAAGATTGGTTCCTTACTTGTCACTACACCTGCTGCGTGAATACCTGTACCACGGATGCGACCACGGAGTTGTTCTCCGTATACTTCTACTTCTGGATACTTTTCTCTAAACTCTCGTGTTGATTTTGAACTACAGAAATCGTCCCACGAGTCTACGGTTTTTAAAACCTTGTTAACATCAGACAAAGGGATATTCAATACTCTTGAAACATCTCTAACAATTCCCTTGCCAGTAAACTCAAGGAATGTAGCGATAGATGCTACGTGTCGATACTGTCTAACAAGATAGTCTTTAACTTCTTCACGACGAGTATCCTGAATATCTGTATCAATATCGGGGAAGTCATTACGATCTGGATTAATAAAACGGAAGAACAAAAGATTATGCTCAATAGGATCAATGTCTGTAATATTTAATGCATAACAAACAAGAGAGCCAGCAGAAGAACCACGACCTGGCCCAACCATGATCTCTTCTTTCTTAGCCCAGTTAATCATATTGCTTACAACAAGAAAATATGGGGCAAACTTTTTATCTTTAATAATCTGCAACTCTTCTTGAAGTCTATCAAGGTACTCTTGGTTTTCTGATAGGCCTCTTTCTACCAAACCTTCAAGTGCAGCCTTAGCAAGTTCTTTGTCAGGACTCTTGTACTGTACTGGCAAGAGGTTTAATCCTTCTTGAATGCCATAGTCTCCTACTGTGTCTGCTAATAAGAGTGTGTTTGAGTAGATGTCAGGTCTATCAATCCCCTGCAATTCCATCGCTGCTTTAATCTCTTCATAAGATAACAGGTGGATATCAAACTTATTAAATGTAATCTGACGGTCTTCACCATAAAGATAGTCAAGACGCTCCATCATATTAGGCTTCTTCTTTGACTTCTCGTATGTTGCATCTTTTACAAACTTGCCATGTGTGTTCATAAGCAACTTGAACTCTTGAACCTCTTTTTGTGACGGATCAACGTGGTGGCAGTCTGGTGTAACAACAACCTTAACACTAAATTCATCCGCAAGTTCAATAAGATATTTATTAATTTGTGCTTCATTATGTGGCATGACCTCAATGTAATAGTCTTCGCCAAAGCGCTCTTTAAACCAAGAGATGTACTTCTTAGCAATAGCAAACTCTTCTTCTTCTAATGCTTTAACCAATACACTACTTGGACAAGCAGAGGTAACAATAATACCTTCTTTATACTTTTCCAATATAGTAAAATCAAATCGTGGCTTCTTGAAGAAACCATCTGTCCAAGATAGTTCGCTAATCTTATTTAAATTTTCCAAACCAATTTGATTCTTGGCTAGAAGGATAATGTGATTGTAGACAAGATCTTGTTGACCTTCTCTTTCAGACTTATCTCGTGTATCAGATATGTCTGCACACATGTATCCTTCTAGACCTAGAATTGGCTTAATGCCCTTTGCTTTTGCAATACGGTGCAGTTCCCTATGCCCAGATAAAGTACCGTGGTCAGTGATGGCAATTGCTGGCATCCCTAACTCAACTGCACGGTCAACGTATTCTTCTGGAGTAGCAATCCCATCAAACAAACTAAAATGGGTGTGAACATGTAAGCCGACGTAGTTCATATTACCAATCAGCGTTTGTTGCTGAAGTGGCAGATGGGCCATCAAAGCCCAAATAGAACGCTTCTTGTTCTGCGTATGGAACCTTGCGTAGTGCAGATTCTAGTGGGTAAGGCTTAATGTCTCCCCAGTTGAATGGCTCCTTGTCTGGTGCAGATGGAATTAGTGTGTAACTGGTTTCAGTTCCCTGTCCGTTACGCTTTAACTTCCACTGTACATTTGAGATGCTTCCTGTTTCAAGTGCATACTCACGAATTGTATTGAATGATGATTGCTTGCTGACACCCATTGACCAGATTGCAACATATGGTGCTTCAATGCCGTCGTCTACTAGAACGTTGCAATAGAAACGAAGACGTGCTCTCCAGCCAGCCTTTGGATCCTTGCGGTGCATCTCTTCTGCCCAGTCACGACCTTCTGTATCCATTGTATCTACAGCCTTACGCTTGTAGTCCTTTGGGTTTGTGTGCTCTGATACAACAATTGCTAGACCACGCTCTGCATTATAGTTTGCTGAGTCTTCGTCAAGTTCTTCTAAAAATCTAATCTTTACAGATTGTCCATCTGCAATTTTTAGCCACTTAACCTTTGGGCCATCGCCACCCTTTGGGCCATCTAGTATTGGACCCATTTCTTTGATTCCTCTTAGTATTGCCATTTGTTTTCTCTTTTCTGTGTTATGTTAGTTTAGCATAGACTGTATTGATTTGTCAAACTGGAAATCCAGTTCTTTAATTGACTTATCGTCCATGTCGCCTATATCTTTATATTCTTTATTTAGTTTGATTACGGATACACGAGAACCAAGTTTTTCAACTATCTTAGTTTTCATATTTCCACCTGCTTCATCGTTGTCCGCAATAACAATTATATCATTAAAGTACTTTTGAAGCAACTCTATTTGTATGTTAGAAACATTTGATCCAAGTGTAGCCACAGCAGGAAGTCCTACTTGATCAAGCCTGATTGCATCAAAGGATGACTCCACAACATACACTGTCCCTGAACTTTTAACTCTGTGCAAATTAAATAAGGTTTTAGATTTTGGTAGGCCTGGAGTATTCTTAAACTCTTTACCTTCAATAGATCTTCCAACAAAACCAATAGGCAAACCATCTGGACTATGGACTGGTACAGTTACCATATCTTGCTTTTCTGAATATCCTAAAGAAAACTTTGATGCTGACTCTTTGTTAATTTTTCTATAGTTAAAATAATTCTTTGCTCTTTCTGATTCAAGGAGATTGTTGTGCAAACGCTTAAGAACTAATTCATCAAACATTGTAAACTCTGGTTTTTTGTATAGAGCCTTATCGATATCTGTTTCAATGCTTGTTTCTGTCTCTTTGCTTTTAATAAATCTTGCAGCCTCAAAGTATGTTCTATTAGACATATGCATAACAAATTCAATAAATCCAGTTACGTGGTGACAAGCAAAACAAAAGAAAGTTCCGCTATTCTTATCTATTTCTCCTGCTGGGGTTCTATTGTTATTATGGTATGGACAAAAAATAATATAATCTGAGTCAACCTCAGACTCAATCGTTACACCTGTTCCTGTGAGAACTCTTTTAATTTGCTCTTTTGTGTATAGATTGCCGTGCTTCCGTCTATTCCTGATATCCATTCGCTTTGTTTTCTCCCCGTATATGTTCCGTGTACTGTTAGTTGAAATTCAAAATATTTTTTCTTGTGATTATAGTCTAGCGTAAAATCTGGAGTTATGTCAAGCCTTGGAACATATCCTGAAAGTCGCATCTCAGATTCAAGCAATCTGACATACTCCGCCTTAAGCCTACCAAGGGCTGACTCATCGTGGATAATCCCATCAAGATAGAACTTTTTGATAGGCCTATGGTGATAGAAGGTAGGAGGAATATTTTCCTTATTTTGCGACATACCATATTATACCTACTTATCTTTATATTTTAAGCCTATTCAATTGGACCAGCAAAAGATGTGCCAATAGTATACCTTTCACCCCTGGTTACTGCATTTACCCCATGTTTTAATTGTCTTTTATAGTAAACAATGTCTCCGCTTCTTGGCTTATAGACAAAATTTCTTTCTGGAAAATAAATTTCCCCATTGTCATAATCATCGTTAATGTATACCATTACTATAAAACTATCACTTAGCGGGTGGTCATCGTTTATATCTTGATGCACTCCCATTGGGCCATAGTTCATTGTCAGTTTAGAAACAATTATGAAGTTATCTCCTATAGCGTCTCCATCTATCAACATTGCTTGCTTTACCTTGCTGATATTTTTTCTTTTTAAAAAATCTATTAATGAATCATTCAGAAGATTATAAAAAATTGATCTTAATTCCATTGCAGCATAATTGTCTTTTTCATGAGTTACTGCAGGAAGTTCCATAGTCAGGTGAGGTCTTCTTTCAACCTTTTCTAACTTATGAGATCCTTCGCTAACCAAATTAATCAAATTAATTATATGGTCTGCATCTATTTTATTTTCATAAATAGTTATAAAGTCTGTATCAAATTTAGGTGTTTGGTTCATATTATTTGTCCTCATAATCTTTGTATCTGTAGTATCCTTTATCAAAATCAACCTGCACTAAGAAATCTCCCATAAATCCATTACGGTTCTTTCTAAAAGCACATTCAATTATATCACTATTGGATGCTCTACCTAAAGCAATAACCCAGTCAGCATCATATGCAATCTGTCTTGACCAAGCAGTTTGTCCCAATGTTGGTACTCCACTAAGATCATTCACATCATCTGGTGTAGCAGATGAGATAGCAATAATTGGAACCTCTTCACCAATAGCCATTAGTTTAAGTTCTCGTGAAAGGTTCTTCATTCGTACCGTTTCATTATCTGACTTCTGATTTGGAGCCATCAACTGAAGGTAGTCAACGATTACAAAGTCTGGCTTGTACTGATCAATCTTTCCACGAAGAACAGAAGGATTAATTTCTCCACCTTGATCATTAGAAATAATATGAAACTCTGGCTTGCCCTGTAAGTGCTTTGCATGCCAAGCCTTAAGAGTATCTAACTCTACATCTCCATTACTTAACTTGCGATGAGACCAAAGACCTTCACCCATAATAGTAAATACACGATTGCGAACTTCTGTTTCTGACATCTCAAGCGAGATTACAAGGGGTGTCTTACCCTGTTTCCAGGCCTGTACAGCAAAGTATAGAGCCATCCACGACTTTCCTATACCTGGGTATGCTAAGAAGACTCCCAACTGCCCTGGCATAATTCCAGAAGGAAGGTAGTTATCAAACCCTGGAAGGTTAGTCTTAATACCAACATGACCTGCAGCCTGTTGTATCTTTAGATTTTCAAAGTAAGCAATCGCTGACTCAAGATCTGTAACATCAATGTCACGGATTGCAGAAGTGTTTTTCTTTAATTCAGAGGTCTGTGTGATCAAATCATTTAGTGCAACAGTGCCTTGATTATTTTGAACATTGCCTGCTGCTGATCTTAAGATATCTTTAAGGCTGTCATTTAGATACTCACCCTGCAACTCTTCAAGGTGGTGCTTTGTCGCTCCCACATTTGCTATAGGAGCAAAGTCTCTAAACTTTTCTGTAACAAGTTCTGCGGGTGGAAGGGACTTATTGTTTTCAAAATACAACCTAATAAAATTCCAGATATCTCCGTGAGTTCTAAGAAGGTTATCAACATTGGCCTGTAAAAGTACGTGGATCTGTTTGTCTTGAAGAACTGCAGTAATTAGTTTGGACTCTGTATTATTCACTTAGCCACTCCTTTGCCATTCTTCTACGCTCTGCTCTCTCATTGTCGTCTCTGCTTTTATCTTTTTGTGCCTGTAAAATTTTTTCTGCATTGTATGCAAAGTAGTTCCAAGAAGGATTCTCTGCAACCTTAAAGTAATACTCAAGTATATCGTAGCAGCCAGAGATACCGTATGACTCTACAAGGGCATCTGATGCCCACTGCTCTACATTTAAATTCAGAGATGGCTTTGATTCGTACCTTGCGGTATGATACTTACTGTATCTTGAAAGCAAAGCCATACGGTCTTTGCGTTCTGCCATTACTCGTTGATTTCAGACTTTGCTTCGTTAATCTTTTCAGTTAACTTGTCTTCTACAAACTTGTAAACTCTTTCAAAGGCTTGATTGATATTTTCTCCGTTATGACGTGAATCAACAACGCCAAGATCAAGTCTTAGCGATTGAAAGTTTCCAAGGTTAAGTGTGTATCCAAGTGTAACGGATACCTTTGTGTCTTCGTTTTCCATTTCATACCCTTCGTTAAATAGACTCGCTCCAAATTGGAACGAACTGTCCGTCTTCTGTTCTCCTATATGTAAGTATACCATCGCCCATTCTTCGTGTCAACTCTTGCTTGCTGGGCGTAATATCATTAGTAATTAATTTATCTTTTCTTGGTCTACCTATATGGTGTGTAGCAAGTATATCACGAATGTCCCTTACTTGCGATTCTGAGTAGTAGGACCTTACTTGAAAACCTCTTGCACCACCTTTTTGAGATCCCATTGGAAAAGGAATAACGCCTCTCTTCATTAAGTCTGGCATATATTTTTTATGACGATTAACTAAATCAGCAGTCTCTCTAACTGTGTATGCTCGTTCTCTTTTCTTTTTAAAGTCACTAATTAAACAACTTTCAATTTGATCTTTTGTAATATTATAAACAGACATAATGCCATTAGATTTATTAAGATGATAAATTCTTACAAGGTCTCCATTAAGAAACCAAACTTTTTTGTTCCCTGGAATTACAGGGAGGACATTGTAACCTTCGCTCTCAATACTTCCTTTTTTAACAGCCATGAACCCTCCGCAGAACTTCCTGGTGGATTAAAAAAATTTCTTGATCCGCAAGACATGCAGTATGTTTCAAGGTGTCCGACTGTGCTGTGTTGTCTATCAAGGAACATTCTCCCACTACATTTTTTACATTTCAACATTAATTTGGTACGCCAATAATAATTAGATGAACGTTAACTGCTAACTCTCCAGTTGTATTAAACCTTACAGTTCCTTTAATTCCAGATGTTGTAGGAGGTTCTAAAACAACTGTAACATTTTTACCAGCAACAGTATTATTAACGTTGATGGCTGTTGCAGTTACAATTGGAGCATACTTAAACTCTCCAGCAAAAGGATATGTAAACTCTTTTTCTTCTCCAGCGGTCTTTGTTCCACTGGAAACAACAGTTGCAATACCACCAATAACTCTAGCCTCACTACCCTTAATATTTTGCTTACCCGCATTTGGAGTATCAATAGATGTATACTTATATGTTGATGGTGATATTGCATTAGATAACTCATTAACTACCTGGGCTAATTGAGAAATATAAGTCACATCTAATGGTTGCCCACGCTCAGGTAAAGGAATTTTTGCCATAATACTATTATACCATTAAACCGTTATAGGATCTGAAGTAAAATAAGCATTAGAGGAATAGTAGGTTTTTGGGTATGTACTTCTATGCAAAGATACAGACAAAGTAGATACCGATGCTGGAATTAGACTTGAAAATTGATTAACAAGTGTAGTTGCAACATACTTCCATTCGGCAGCGCCGTATTTAAAATAAATATCATATGATACAACTATCTCATTTTCTGGACTTGCCCAGACCATATTAACAATTCTATTGCTTATTGATACAGAACACTCTAAATCTGGCTCGCTTGCTACTTCTAAAGAGTAATACGGAGACCAATGAGAAGTTCTGTTTTTATCTTCAGAAACTATCCTGTATCTTACAGTATAAGATTGTTCTTTGCCACTAAATGCTGGAAGGTCTTGTTTTTTAATTATTACCTTTTTTACTGTTGGATCTGACATTAAAGAACGTCCATTCCAAATCTAAACTCAATGTGGTTTGTAGTATTTGCATTCTTAACAATTGTTTCTGAATTAGTATTTTTAATTACAGAGTAACCAGACAAGCCATAGACTGGATTAGAAGAAGTAATGTTTTCTAGTCTTAGTGCATCTAAGCAAACGTAGTAGTCATCGCTTGGAGATGCAATCTGTACTGTTGGAGACACTGCAGTAGAAGATACTGCTGTTCCTGCTTTGTTGTACTTTATGGTAGTTGATGTAACTTCTGTAATTTCAAATGTACCGTCAAATCTTCCAGAGTCTCCCAAACCAGCAACAATAATTTTGTCTCCTACAGCAAAACTATGACTTGCAGAAGTTGTTAAGGTTACAACAGTAGAAGTTGCAGATTTATTACTAACCAATGCAGTGCCTTTTATTACTGTAGCATAAAACTTTACCGTATCAACAACATTCCAAGTAAAGCCAGTTGTTTTAAGCAAATCTTGCAAAGCAACTGAAGAAACAAAATATCTATTTGTTGCAAAATCAACACCTTCGTCTGTTTCTTTTAAAACTACCTGGAGTCTTGCATATTGTGCTCCTGTAGCATTTGCCTCATCTGTGTCTGAAAATTCAATTGCAATTCTTACTTCATCTGGTTGAGTTGCTGACTCTCCATCTTTATTTATAACTGAAAATGCAAGTTTAAGTTGATCAGTCGGGGCATTCTTATTAAAATCAATACTTTCTCCAGTTAAGTGTATGTGAGTTGCTCCTGTTGGAATACCAACTACTCCGTTTGTAAGGGACAGATTGCTCATGTCTCCCCTTATAACCATTACGTTATTTAAGAATCTGCATCTTTCATACCGTTCAAGTCTGCTTGCTTCAGTAAAGGTTGGATTATCTGCGTTTGTTTTAAATACTTGATTTGTTGTGCTTATAACATTGTCTGGTGGCGTTGAGCCTGAGTCTAGTCGTGTAGAAATTTGAGCAATTGCAACAGCCCCACTTTCATTGTGATATTCCCACTTGTCTGTTTCATTAAATAAATAAATTGTTTTGCTATCATAGGCTCCTGCAGTTGGATTAGCACCTGCAGACCAAACACCTACTTCAGTTATTTCATATCTTTCTGCTGTTGGAAGTTCTGCAGTAAAAACAATTTTTGACTGACCGTCCTCTGTAACATATCCACGAGAAGTAATAGGCACACGAAACATCTCAAAGTCTAAAGAAGTTTTGTCTGAAAATTCTACAGAGGCTTTAGCAACTGGAGAAAGTGTTTCTTCAGTTAAGTCTGTACCAGTTAAAGCATACGTAAAAGTTGTTGGTGATGGGACAGAAAGTATTGTGTACTTGCCAAGATACACATCGTCTATATTGCTCTTTAATGAGTTTGACACTATGATCTTTTGCCCAACAGATAGCCCATGGGGAGATACCAGACCTTCTTTAGAAGTAGTTATTGTGGCTATATTATTAAGAAGCGAAGTCTTTTTAATGTCACACGAAAGTGATAGAAGAGGTTTTGGTCCACAACCAACTGCAATATGTGAAGCGTAGGCAGGGGCCTGTCCAATAAGATATTTGGCCAAAATATTCTTGCCTGTATTAGTTATCATTTATGACTCCTCTCCATATATTGTACCATTAAGTGTCTCACCACTGTTTAATATTTCTACATCTACCTGCTCACCAGGCTCAATTGATGAAACATTTATAATAAGATCTCCAGTAGTTTGATCTATATACACTATCTCTCCATTTGGACCAGTTCCCTTGTATGGAAGGTATTCTCCATTTGGGGCAGTTCCACTGTATGGAAGTTTATTTTCTAGTCTTATTGAAAAATTCTTAAAATATGTGTCTGAAGTATTTTCAAGTTTAATAATATTGTTTGGGTTATATTGAAGATATATGTCCTTAAGATTTTTAATAGGGCTATACAAAACATCTTGTCCATTAACTATGTCATTTCTTGTAATGTTTATTAATTCTTGTCCCCCAATATTTTCAAAAACTAACTCTATCATTCTGTCTTCACTTAGAGTTGGATTGCTAAGCGCAATTAGTGGTGGATCTGCAGCCTTTACTGAAGCAGGACCTGTCGATCTAAAAAGGCTTGTAGATTGATTTGCCACTGCATCTGTTGCCATTAGACTACCTCACTTAAAAACACTGTCATTGATGGTCCACTCTGATTTTTTGAATACTCTATATTGTACACTACAAACCTGCTATCTTTTGGTGCAACCATATTAATTTCATTATCTACATAATCTAAACTAACTATATCCCCTAATTGAATCATTGGATTTGCAAAAATTTTAACTCCAACTGATTTTCTTGGTTTCATTATTTTTTTAATAACCCAAGCCATTAAATTTTCTGCTGCGTCGTGCGATTGAATATAGGGAACCTCTAAGGTAAATTCTTTTTTACCGTAGGACATTCTGCTTAACTTAATATCTTGATAATCTTTTGCAACTTTAAATGGATATGAAACCAAAGAAGATCCAGCCATTTGTGGATCAGCCAAATTGCTATTCTTTGAAAAATATTCATCAACTGTTAGATCTTGATTTGACTCCTGTGTAAATGCTATACCCTGTATTCTAAGATAGTTTCCAGATGTTTCATCTAAACTTAAATTAGTATCTGTAGCATTAAATATCATAAACTCTGCACCGTATGATCCTGCTCTAAATCCAGAAACAGTATATCCTTTTAGTCTATTAAATGTTGGAGATATTTGTGCATATAGTGCTGGGTATGCCTGATCATATTTAATATTAAAGGTTGCTGCTTCTCTCATAATTGTTCCAAACTCATCAAAGTACATCCTAAATGATGGTGGTTCTGCAGAACTTATTCCCGACAGATATGTGTTTTGAATTACACCACTCATTGCGTACTTTTCAAAAGAATTGTTTGCACTAACTTCTGGATCTCCAAACACTGAAGAGATTGGCGTATTAATTTTAAAAGCAGTGTTTTGGGAATAGTTATTTCCTAAAGCATATATATTTTCAAACATAACCCTTGATGAGCCACGGACAAATAATGCCATATTATTATATACTGGAAGTGGATCTTCATCATCTACTGTTGCAATAAGGTTATTATTTATATATAAAAAGAACCTTCTTCTTGTTCCAATATCTTGATACTCAACAGATAGATCATAAACCGTTGGAGATTTTTCTGCAGCCATTCGATATTTGCCAGTAAGTGTTCCATCATCAACGTTAATACTTGCTAGTCCTTGATACAACTTAATTGGGATAGCAGATGTTCCAGAGGCTTTTACTTTATAAAACATCACATTGCTTACTTCTGTTTTTTTAGAACTATTTAGTGGTATTGAAGAAAGACCAATAATTTCAAAATAATATCCATTATTTGTTAATGGATTAATCATGACAGCAAGACCACCAGAACCTCCAGTAACACTTATAGGTTTATCTGGAGTGGTTCCTGAAACTTGATAATATACAGAAGAACCAACGGGTGTTTGTCCTTTATTTTGATCATTTTCAATTTTACCAATGATTCTTAGCCTTGTTCCAAAGTGCTTAAATTTATTATCTAGTGGTTTATATACATAAGAAATAAAATTAGTTGGAGACTCTGTGGTTGTAAAGGCTGGACCATTCATAACTAATGCTGAAGACTGGACAGTTCCAGCCTGCGTAGAAAGCATTGCATTTACGTTAGACTCTGAAATATACTTAGATGACAAAAAGTTTTTAATAATCCCGTTTCTTGATGTTTTTTGAGCAAGCACATTATTTACTCCTGCTGGGCCAACAGTTGTTGTAGGCACTGTTTGATTTAATTCAAACAAATATTTTGAATCCATAGTGCAACCACGAACGTTATCGTTGTTAGACCAATATGGATCAATTCCTGCTGTGTGAAAAGCAACTGGTGTTCCAAATTGTCCTCTACCATGTTTTGCTACTGGTCCATTTTTAAGTTTTGTAATACCAGCAACTTCTTCATAGTTTGGTTCAGCGTATATCCTTACTAAACCTGTTGGATAAATTTTTCCATTAAATGGCAATGATGAAAAATATTTGTCATATTCTTGAACGCTATTTATCCAAACATCTCCAGTGCCTGAAACACTATACTGGACTGCATCAAATTTTATAACTTCTCCATTAGAATAAAAATATCCATTATATCTTGTCATCCAATAAGAAGCCTCACCAAAGTCTATGATGTTATCTATAACCTGATTATTTTTTACTGATGGAACATTTAAAGATAGGTTTGAGTTTAATGGTATTGCAGTGAGTAAATATGTTGACTGATTTCCAACTTCTGAATTAACAGACTTTGTTTTTTCTGATCCTCCAAGTGCCCAAAGAAGAACTGGTTTATATATCCAAACCTTTTCATTGTCTACAAGACTTGCTTGCTTTACTGTTCCTACTGATCTTTGTATATGCCTTGTAGTGTAAACAATCTTTCCACCATTATATACATCGTTGTTTTGAGATGCTACTTCTAAAATATTTGAAAGTTTGCTGTTTGTTCTTTCATTTTTAATAACTCCGCTATCAGAAAAATCTGTTGAACCGTACAGAGTTATATCTGTTTGTCTTTGATCTTTTGATGGCATTATGTAATCTTTACTCATCATTACAAAGTTATTGTCCTCATCAAAGAACATTGCCGTTTGTGTTGATAGTGCAAGATCTTCTAATACCTGGGCTACACTTTTTTCTGGAGGAATAAAAAAATAAGGAATAATAATTTCAGATTCGCCTTCGACTCTTTTAAAAATATAATTAGAAAATCCTATTGAATCAAGTAGCAGTGAGACTGCAGAACTAACAGATGTGTTTGTAAAAAAGATTTGTGGTGCAATCTGTGACTCAAAATAAAAATATAGATCTCTAAGGTCTATAGAAACTTCTTTAGACTGATTATCTAGTTTTGGAAACCCATCAGAGTACATAGTTTTAATTGGTAGATAGTGCTCAGTTCCAGCAGTGTCTGTAATAACTTCATAGAGTTTAATTTGAATATTTTTAGAAACATATTTACTAATAATACTTAAACTATTTGAGGGATGAAAGGCATCGTCAAAATCAAATAATGAGATTGATCCTGTTGAAGCAAGAAGTTGTCCTACTGGCAATCCACTAACTCCTAAATCAGAAGCGCTTTTATTAACAGAAAATTCTAAAACCCTATCGCTTAAGTCTGACACAAGTCTTGGAGATAGTTCAATTAGATCAAATGTAGAATCAAACTTGTTCATAGTATCAACGACAATTCTTATTCCAGAAATATACTCAAACTCTTTATATTTTGTTTGATTGTTTAGGATAAATGCTGGGGGATTGGTTAAGTCTGTAACAAAATTTGTAAGAGTTCCAACAACAGAATCTTCAAGGCTCCAACCATAAGATGGAGCAAAAGTTTTCCATTGTCCTTTATACCAAATATAATATGTGCCTAAAGACATGCTGTCAGAAATAACTAAATAAGAATCACCCTCTTGGGCTGTGTCTGGCTTTAATGTTGCTGAGGACAACTCTGAAATAAATTTAAATATATTTGAATATGTTTTTGGAATAATTAATCCATAGGAAATTTCAACATATCCGTCAGATCCGATTATTGCCTTACCATCTTTTCTTTTATCTCTGTCAGAAAATGATATAGCGTCTACCCAATTGTTATTTTTTAATACCTGAATTTTCCAGTTGTTTGGAGTTGTTTTATTGTTTTCTCCAAAATATGGATCAGTAAGTCTTTCAGCGGAGTTTGAGAATGTGCCATAGTCTAATTCTCCAATATTTGTTTGCATCTTTACTACTAATCTGTTTGCTGGAACTTTTTCTTTATATACAACAAATGGCGCTGTATCTTCTATTCTATGTCTTTCGTTAATAGTTTTATTGGCAATTCCATATTCAGTACCGTTTTCTGTTCTAAAAGAAGTCCAATATTTAAATGGATCATTTTTGTCTGACATATAGTATCTTGGTCTTTTTGCCATATTTATATTTGGATTATGCAGATATCTTCCATTAAGGTATGTGGCTTTATTAATTCCAGACCTTGGTCTCTGATAACTAAAACAGTCTTCTAAAGAATATAACATCTTCATTTTTTCTTTAATTGGTTTTAGTGTGGTTGGATCCCCCTCATCATCAAAACCTCCATCAATAACTGTGTCAGCATCAGTTGCTCCAGTGTAATACTTAATTGCCCCAGTTGAATTTCCTGAATCTAGAGGATCAAAAGTGTTTGGAATTGTTCTATAAACAGAATCTGTTTGTGTTGGACGGTATCTATAGTTTCCCACCATAGAAATGTTTGTTGCAATATTCATATTCCATTCAGCAATTACTGAAGATTTTGTTTTAACAGAAGAACTTGTTTCTATATAGTCTAATAATTCTTTGTTTTGAAACATTATGCCTCTTCCAGTGAAAAAGACACATTCCAAAAATCAAAGTTTAAGCCACTTCTTTTTACAACTGAATAACTAAAATCTGAAAAAAAGACTTCTATAACTTCATTATATTTATTAACATTGTTAAACCTATTGTCAGTTGAACTGCCATCTGTGTCTTCAAAATTTGTATACTTATCGTAAGCAAGGTAAACCCAAAATGATCCTTTGTGGTTATCATACCAATCAAGTAGTTCTACTCCTCCAGCACCACCATCTGTTGTAAATTCCATATCTAAAGAACTAGGCAAACCTCTTTGTCCAGTCATTGCTGACTTTCCGCTACTGTTAAAATTTGCTTTTCCACTATAGGCTCTGGATGGCAACATATTCCAAGATGCTGATATATTTAGTTTATCTGCAATATGGTATGACCTCATACGGCCATTGATCATTCTTTCCCGTTTTTCAATTCTAACGGGTTGAAAATCTATCTCTGACCTATTATCATCAGAAAGGATTAGAAACTCGCCATTGGTGGCTGTAAAGGCCGTATTGGACCCAATTTCATTGCCTTCTGGAATGTAAAATCCATCAACCTTTGTTCCAGGGTTATCTGCAAATAGCATTGCCTGGGGTCTAGAATATTTTTTTCTACCAGACATATAGGTATTGTTTGCCATTAGATTCTAGTCCCCCGAATTCTTTGAGCATCTACGCTCTTAATTTGTACCATAACTGCTCGTGCAATATCATCTGGATTAGCATCAGATTTTACATTTACATTAAGGTTATAATTATACACTGAGTCTCCTACTGAACTTCCATTATTTATTGCTTTTAGTTTGTCAACACCAGTTGACTGGACTGCATACTTACTCATAACAAATTCTCCAGGAGTTAGCATTGCTGGCACTGTATCTGTACCTCTTGCAAATTTCTTTGCAATATACTTACGTGCTCCAAATCCACCCACACCAGCATTAGCGGTCCTGCCTGGACCAACCACTCCACCATTAGCCCAGTAGCCTCGTTGCCTTAAGTAAGGTGCTGCACCACTTCCCATACCTGATGCTTCAGTAAATGCTTTCAGACCATCTGCATAAGATCCCTTATGACTTGGATCGTTTGGATCATACAGCGCAACTGGATTGTCAATTTGATTGGCTAGTGCTTTCTTTGCTGCTGCAAGTTTATCATTTGCTGCTTTTAGTTCTTTTTCTTTACGTTCTATTTCTGCATCAAGTGTGTCAAGTTCACGCCAGTTACCACGCCATATTGCATCAGCATAGTTTGACCGTGAAAGACTAAGACTCTTTGTTGCACTAGCACTAGTCGCTTCTGCTGCTGTAACGGCTGCTTCTAGGGCTGCTGTTGTTGCATCTACCTTTGTACCGCCTCCGCCTCCGCCTCCGCCACCACCGCCAGCCTTATCACCAATAGCATCAATTAATTCTCTAATTTCTTTTATTTTAACTGTTGTTTCTACACTTGAAGGAATTTTATTAATCTTCTCTAAAATTTGACCCCAGGATGTATTTGCTGCGCCAACTGCTGCTTCTGCTGCAATTGTTGCTTCTGCATATGCTGCTGCTAATTCTTCAATTGACATTACCTTATCAGCAGTATCTTCCCAATCCTTAAGTGTCATTCCAGTAGTATTATCAATATCAACTGCTTCAGTTGCAATTGCTTGTAGGTATCCTTCTTGTGCTCCTAATTTCTTTTCGTCTGCTTCTAAGGTAGTTAGGATACCTTGATGCATTGTTACCGCCTCATCAAGTGGTTTTAAAGAAGCCTTTAAACCATCCAGTGTTGCTTGCGCGGATGCCTGTGCAAGTGCAACTACTTCTGCTCTTCCCTCCTCAATGCCTTGAATTTCTTTTTCTTTTATGGCAATAAGTTCTTGTACCCTTAAAATATCTTCTCTTAATGCTAACATCTGTGTTTCTATTGCTAATTTTTCAGGACTTGTTTCTAGTTTATAAATTTCTTGACCTATTGTAAACTGTCTATCTGCAATCTGTTCTCTTGTGAATCCGCTTTCTGCACCAGTTTGAGAATTAAGTTCATTTGCTCTAGCACTTTCAAGGACCTCCATCATGGTAGTACCCTGATTGGCTGCGCGGGATGCGCTCATTTGTTGCGCTATCTTTGCTGCTGCTGAAATATCACCCTGAGAAAGTGCATCAGCAAGGTCTAACTGTTGGGTCTGTGACTCAAGAACTTGTTCATTTAGTTGATTAATCTTTTCTAGCGCTTCAATTTGCTTATCATATTTTTCATTAATATCTTCTGCAGCCTTGTCCATAATTTCAAGGTCATTGCTATACTTTTGATTTTCTCTGTTAAATGCTTCTATCTTGTCTGTAAAGTTTTTCTTTATTTGATCTTCTTTGTCTTTTATGTTTTTTTCTATTGATCTAATATTATTTTCATATCCAGTAATTATTTTCTGAACATTTTTAATTGCTTTATCAACGCCGTCATTTGCTCTATCTATTGCATCCTGCAATGCATTTTCTGCATTTGAAATTTGACTTTGAACTGCATCTCTAGCATTTTGAGCACTTTGAAGGTTTGCAGATGAAAGACTTATCTTTTTGTCGTTTGCTGCTCTTGCTGCCTGAATACTCTTTATAGTGTCATTAGCGCCCAGAGTTGGTATAATAGTTTTTGTTTCTGCATACCTTGCATCTACATTTGCTTTTGCAATTGCACCAACTTGTTGAGGGGCCTTGCTTGGATCTCTGTATGATGAAGTTGCAGTTGATAATCTGTCTAAAGTTAAATTGCTGTATACCGTTCTCTTTGCATCCATTATCTTGTTTGCTGCTGCTGCGCCTTTTTGAATCTGATTTGCAACTGTACTTGTTGCAAATTCAATTGCAACCTTTATATCTGAGTTTGCCTGTATAGCCTTAAGACCAGCAACTATATCTCCTAATGCTTTTGCAGCATCTTCGCCACCTTTTCTATACTCTTCCATTGCTGCAATGGCTCCTGACAATGCTTCTGGATCACCAATAATAGATCTTAGAGAATCGCTTGACACTCCCTGGCTTTTTAAGAATTTTGAAACATCTGGAATTTTTTCTCTATCTTTTTGTTCTTGAATTGCTGATGTACCTCTAGAGATCATATTGTTAATTTTTTGTCTATTAGTTAACTGCTTGTTTAACTGAACGTTTATGTCTAGTTCTGTTTGAGTTATCTTATCAGAAGCAATCAGTGCTGTTGTATACTGATCTTGTAAAATATTTTCTATAGATACAGCATCATAGCCAGCAGCAACTAGTTTGCGTCTTACCACATCTTGCTCATTTAGCAACCTAAGAGATTCTTTTGCTCCAACATTAAATTTTCCAATTGTATAGGCATCAAATGCTTTGTTGTATTTTTCTCCAAGGCCAGATAATACTACATCTCCTGTCTGTGCTGTTTCTGGTAATAACTTACCTTTCTTACCATATGGGTCTTGTATTCTTCCTTTGTTTTTACCACTTGCAATTTTTGATCCTGCTGTTTTAAAATATTTTGCTTGATCTGCTGGATCTTGACCTGTTACAAAATCAATAAACTGTCTATTGCGACCTTGAGCAATTAGTTGCTGCTCTACTCCTCTAAATTTATTTTGCACAGATTTTGTGTTTCCTGCTGCAAGAGCCTTATTTAATTCTTCAATTCCTCCCTTTGCATTGATTGCTGCATTTCTAACATTCTTGAGCATTTCTAAAAGGAATTGATATGGGTCTGCCTTTATAACATTATTGTCATCTTCTTCTATAAACTTTCCTCCACTTTTTGAAAGTTGATCTTGCTTGGTAGACTGCATGACTTCATCTGTTGCTTCTTTTTTCATTCTTGCTATTTCAGCATCAATCATTGATTGTGTAATTTTTCTTATTCTTGGATTTCTAGTCTTTATATTCTCAAGTGCTTTTTCCTCATTAATCCCTCTGGCTAAAACGATGTACTCTTGAATAACAGTTTTCTTTGTTTCGTCTGGAAGGTTTCCCCATTGATCCCATACTGCAAGCAAGGCATCCATATCTTTTGTTTTTGAGTTTCCATCAACATCAATTGTTGCAATTACTGATGGAGTTATTGGCCCTTCTAGGTTTTCAACTGCTTCAAGTTTGTTTTTAAGTTTTTCAAGGTTTATCGTTGCATTTTCATCCTCAAAGAATGCTTCAATGTTGACTTCTTTTCCATCCATCTTTTCTATAAGGGCAATTGTTGAAATAAGTTTATCTGCTTCTTTTGGATCAGCCGAAGCAATCTTGGCCATAATTGTCTTGACATTTTTTTTAGATTTGTCTGTTTTAAATCCACCCAAAGAATTAATTAACTGAGCAACTTTTCCTGGGTCTTGCATTTTTGTAGTTACATCAATAAAACTCTCAAGTTCTTTCTCGTTTCCAGAAAACATATCTAATAATTTTACTGCAGTTCCTGGTGGCATTTGTCCAGATCCAACAATAGTATTGACTTTAACTTCTATCTCTTCGCTCTTTAAATCTTTTGATTTAGCCAAGAAATTATCAACAAATGGATCTTCCTTGTATTTTTCTGTAACCTGGGTACGTAATGCAGTGAAGAATGATGACTTAACTGCTGAAGTTCCATCTCCTTTTCCAGAACTTACAACCTTGTATGCCTTTATCTGATCATCTAATATTTTTTTGCCATTTTCTCTAAGATCTTTTGTGCCAAGAACACGATCTTTGCCTAGTTGTGTTATCTTGCGGTCTATCTCTGCTTGCTTTTCTTTATTTGCAGTTGCTGCACGTTGGGCTTCAAGTATCTTTAATTCTTTATCATATTGATTATTTAAAGAATCAATTTGGGCTTGATTAAATTCTAAGTTTTGACTACCTGCTGCAGCAGAAGCAGCAGCAAAACTTTTACCTTCATTAATCATCATGCCCTTGTCGCCATTAGCCCAAGATTCTAATTGAGTCAAATAATCATCAGTAAGAGATTGCTGCTCATTAACTAACTTCATTCTTACTTCAAGTGGATTTTTCAGTAAGTCTTCTCCTCCTGGACCTATAAGATCTAAGAGTTGTCCGCTAATCTGAGATGTAAGAGTTGTGTCCTTTAGATTAATTCCAATTTGTTTTGCTACACTATGTGCCTGCTCTGCTGACATAATTCCATCTGAAACATACCCAGCAAGTTGAACAGCCATGGTTTTAGCAGCGTTGTCTGCTCCTGATGCCAGGGTCTTAGTAAATCCAGACATAACATCTTTACCTACTTCATTTTCTAAGAAGGTGGCCCCGAACTGCTCTTTACCTCTGTCAAAACCAGTTGTGTATCTATCAGATGCATTTGCCTGTCTCTTTCTATCATAAATTTCACTTGCCCCAACTTTTCCAGTAAGTGCGCCGATACCCTTCATTTTTTCTGTTGTTGCAAATGTTGCATCAACTAATTTAGATTGTGACTCTGCTGCTTTCTTTGCTGCCCTATCTAATAGGAAGAGTGCTCCACCAGTTGCTGCTAGTGCTGTTATTGCTAATCCAAATGGTCCCATACCTGCAAACATTGGGGCTAGACCTGCTACGGCAGATGCTCCCATCATAGCCATACCACCTGTTTGATTGCCAGCCATCATCATTCCTGATCCAGCCATTCCAAGACCCATTGCTAGGCCACCCGATACACCGCCTATTTTTTGTTGACGAGCCATTCTTTTTTGTTGCAGTTGATCCTTGCGTGTTTGTCTGGCTGTTTGAGGAGGATTTTTCTTGGCTTCATTAATAGCCATTCTTTCTAGGTGAATTTTTGCTTTTGTAATTTCAGCCTCAGTTCTTTGAATTTTTATTTTTTCCATTGTTCTTTGAATCTGAGTTTCAGTTAGAATGTTTTCTTTTCTTAATAATCTTGCTTTTTCAATAAGACCAGCATCAATTCTTCTTTGTGCTGCCTTGCTTAATCCATCTGATGATGGACCTCTTCTTCTTGATTGTGAGTCTAGTCTTGGATCTCCATCAATCATTCCAAGCATATCAAAAGAAGGAAATAAAGGACGTATGCCACTAGCACGTAAATTTTGGAATTGTCGTCTTGTTCCAACTGTTTGATTTAGTCCCAATGAGGTTGTTCTGCTATCCCTTTGGCTTCCACTGCTTGCAACTGCGTTTGCAGGTTTTGCACCTGTGTTAGCAATTGTTAGTCTTTCTTCTTTTACTTTACCAGTTTTTGGATTAACAGTTAGTTTACTTTCATTACCAGGATTTACTAAAACTTGGTCTGCTTGTTGTGCTGCCAAGTTCATAATTCTTGATGGCTGTAGTTTTGTATCTCTAAGTATAGCAAGTAGTGCTTTAGCATTTACCCCAGCATTTCTAGGTAGTTTTACTCCAGGCATCTTGCCACCATTTGCTTTATGGTCTGCTGCTTTTGCCTCTAGTTCTGCTGCTCTTGCTACAAGTGCTCTTTGTTCTGGTGTTGCTGGATGTCTTCCAGTTGACATAAATTCTGCTGCATTTTCATATTCAGACAAAAGTGTTGTATCTAGTCTAAGAGGGTTTGATCCGCTTGTGTTATTCCAATTTAAAATATCTTTAAATCTTGAAGAACCTTCTCCGATATACCTGTTAAGCCCAAACGAATCATACTGTCCAGTTCCAGTTACCCACTTTAAAGGATCTCTTCCACCAATTCCAGTATTTCCAACTATATGAGATAACTCTGGTTTTAATTTTTCAATAATTTTAGCATCAGAAAGTTTTAACGCTTTCATTTCTATTGCTGCTTTAGTTTTTAATGGGTCTCCCATTCTTGTTAGATATTCATCCTTAAGGTTTTGTGCTACAGGTTTAACAATCTTTGAAAGACGACCAATACCACCACCTGCTCCTTTATTAGATGATCTTAGGTCTGTTTTAAAGGCTGTTAAACTACCATACCTGCTTCCCTCAAATCCTCCCTTATCAACAAAAACACCATCTGCATTTGGAACAACGCCCATTCTATAAAGAAGAGTGTTAACTACTTGCTCTTTTGTTCTTGCATGTTTTGCTCTACCGCTAGGGTCTGACATAAATGAATCCATGTCGTCTGGATGAAGATACTTTGTTACTCCATCAACATTGATTGGAACCATCTTTTGAATTTCATTAATAAACTTTGTTTGTTTTGAATCAAATCTTTTTTTGTTGCCAGAAGGAGGAACAGGAACTACTCCTCCGTCCCATGCTGTCTTTATTATTCTTGCTCTATTTGGATCTACAGAATCAAGTGTTTTTAC